CCTTGTCAATGATAAGGTTATTGAGGTTAATGGTAACTTCGTAAAGTAACATGATCATTTGCTCTTGTAATGTATTGTCTGATGAGAGAGTGAAGGAATATCTCAAGGGCAGAGAAACCAAACCGAGTGTAGGAACCATACTAAAGGACCTTGATTGTGGTCCTGTGTGTGGTTCCTGTGCTAACAATATTATTGAACTTGTGAGGGAACATTATGAAAGTTTACATAGGTAAATATAAAAGTTGGTGGGGGGTATATCAGACCGTTGACCTTCTACAAAAAGTTGGTGTCAGTGAAAATACCTGCGATAAGATTGGTGATTGGATATGTGAACATACACCTGCTGAAGATTTCTTTAAATTAGTAAACAAACTTAAAGGTGATCGTAAGATCAAAATCCGTATTCATGACTATGACACTTGGAGTATGGATGATACACTTGCACTCATTATCCTTCCTATGTTAAAACAAATAAAAGAAAACAAACAAGGTTCTGCTGTTGTTGATGATGAGGATGTCCCACCACATATGCGTCATACTCTTAGTAAAGGTCCTGATGATTGGGAGACTGATGACCGTTGGGTTCATTACAAGTGGGAATGGGTTCTCAATGAAATGATCTTTGCCTTTGAAAATATTCTAGATGAGGATTGGGAAGATAAGTTCCGTCATGGTGACGCCCAGTATGAGATTATACCTGTTGATGATGACGAACACACACGAATGATACAAACTAATCCAGATTTTTGGGTTGACAATGAAGGCCGAAGAGAGTATAATAACAGAATAGATAACGGACTTAGATTGTTCGGTAAGTATTACCGTGGCCTATGGGACTGAGGAGATTGACATGCAATTCCATGAAAAAGATATGAAGATTACCGCCGAAGAGTTTAAGCAGAGGGCGTTTGATGGGAAATGGGAACGGATCGTAAAGATCATGGACCTAGATAATTCTTACTCTTTCATGGGTGAGAATGGTAGCAGGATGACCCATATTCCTGAAAAGTGGGTAACAGTCGGTGTTTACGACTATTTAATGGAGATTGTAGACTAATGGCAAAAGTAGAAAACCTAAAAATGATCCGTTTCATTACGGGCGAAGAAGTTCTTGCGGAAGTTATCACTGATAATGTCACAAACCTTACCGTCAAGAATCCAATCCGTGTTATTGTAATTCCAAATAAGACTGATACAAAAAGTCCACAAGTGGCCTTTGCTCCTTATGCGGAGTTTACCGAAGATAAGGAATTTGTATTCAATAGAAACCATGTGGTTGTGACTTATAATCCTGTATCTCAGTTTGTAAACCAATATAACTCCGTCTTTGGCGGCCTCGTTGTTCCGGACTCACAGATTATCAAACCTTAATGAATAAATTCTATACAAATGTCGAAGTATGGGGTGGCAAAATCCTGTATAGAGGCGTCGAAAATGGGAGAAGGGTGAGACATAAAGTCGAATATCATCCTTCTCTCTTCGTGCCTTCACAGACGCCTACCAAATACACCACCATTCACGGTGATTATCTTGGCCCAGTAAAGCCAGGTACGATCCGTGATGCCCGTGATTTCATCAAACAATACGAAAATGTGGAAAACTTTAAAGTATATGGCATGACACGGTATCAATACTGTTTCATTGCCGATGAGTTCAAAGGCATTGTTGATTGGGACATTTCACAGATCAAAGTGGCCAATATAGATATTGAGGTCGGTGAACCACCTGGTGGTGGATTCCCTGAACCTGAAGATGCTAATGGCCCTTTGACTGCTATCACGATCAAGATGTATGGTCAGTTCACCACCTTTGCTTGCGGTGAGTATAACAATACCCGTGATGATGTTACTTACTTTAAGTGTTCTAATGAGGTTGACCTAATCAAGAAGTTCCTTGGTTGGTGGCAATCAGAGTATCCTGATATCATTACAGGTTGGAATGTCCAGAACTTCGATATTCCATATATGGTCAATCGTATCACCAAAGTATGTGGAGACCAAGAGGTTCGTAAGATGTCTCCATGGGGTGTGATCAATGATAAGATGGTTGATCTTGGTATGAACCGTAAAATCGAGTCATACTCATTCCTTGGTATTGCCACCCTTGATATGTTGGATCTTTACCAACGATATGCTCCTAACGGTAAGTCACAAGAGTCCTATAAGTTGGACAACATTGGCCATGAGGAGTTGGGAGAACGAAAACTGTCATATGAGGAGTATGGAAATCTATTTAACCTATATAAACAAGACTTCCAAAAGTTCATTGACTATAACATCAAAGACGTTGACCTTGTTGACCGAATTGATGGTAAAAACAAACTAATCGAGTTGGCGTTAACATTGTCTTATGATAATAAGTGTAACTATGAGGACGTGTTTGCTCAAGTCCGTATGTGGGATGTCATTTGCTTTCATCATTTGAAAAGCAAGAACATTGTAGTGCCACCGATTGAGAGACACGAAAAGGATTCCAAATATGTTGGTGCTTATGTCAAACCTCCCATTCCAGGTTTTTATAACTGGGTGGCGTCTTACGATGTTAATTCTGAGTATCCTAGCGTTATCATGGGGAGCAACATTAGTCCTGAAACTATTGTCGATCCTGCCGACTACAGTGATGACATGCGTAATATTCTTGACCAGCATATTACTATTGAACGGTTACTTTCAGGTAACATTGATACATCCGGACTTAGCAAGGACAATGTTACCTTAACTGCCAATGGCCAGTTCTTCCGTCGTGATAGACAAGGGTTCATGCCTGAAATGGTTGAGAAGATGTTTGCTGATCGTAAACGATATAAGAAGGAGATGCTAGATGCTGAGACGGCCTACGAAAATGAAACCGACAAAGCAAAGAAGGCGGAACTCAAAAACAAAATTGCAAGGTTCAACAACCTCCAACTATCGAAAAAGGTCTCACTCAATTCTCTATACGGAGCTATGGGGTCCCAGTATTTTCGTTTCTTCGATCTTCGGCAAGCGATTGCGGTCACGACTACTGGCCAACTATCAATACGGTGGGTCGAAAAAAGGCTTAACCAGTATCTCAATAAAATACTGAAAGCAAATGATGACTACGTTATTGCAATTGATACCGACTCGGTATACCTCAATCTTGAGGGATTAGTAATTGGTGCTTTAGGTGATACAACTCGATCTACCGAACAAACAATCACCTTCTTAGACAAGGTCTGTGAGGCTAAGATCCAACCAGTGATTGACAAGTCTTTCGGAGACCTTGGAGAATATATCAATGTCTTCCAACAGAAGATAGTTATGAAACGAGAGGTCTTATGTGATAAGGCCATCTGGACAGGTAAGAAGAGATACATTCTAAACGTGTATAACTCTGAAGGTGTGGCTTATGCCAAACCTAAGGTTAAAGTAAAAGGCCTTGAGATGATCAAGTCCTCAACACCATCATCATGTAGGGACAAACTAAAGGAGTCTATTGATGTTATCCTTAACAAGGACGAAGAAGCAATTTACCAGTTCATTGAAGACTATAGGAAAGAGTTTGAAACCCTTTCCCTTTCCGAGATTGCCTTCCCCAGAGGAATTAACGGACTGGTTAAGTATTCAGATAGGAAGACTATATATGCATCCGGTACTCCTATCCATGTGCGTGGTGCTCTCATATATAATCACTTTCTACGTGTTAATAAGCTTGATACTAAGTATCCATTAATACAGAATGGTGAGAAACTAAAGTATATCTTCCTTAAAGAACCAAACACCATTCAGTCCAATGTCATATCTTTTCCACAAGGAGGTATCCCGGAACAATTTGACTTAGATAAATATATAGACTATAATATGCAATTCGAGAAGGCATTCCTTGACCCTCTCAAAATCATCCTTGATTCCATAGGATGGAAAACTGAAAAAACTTCAAGTCTGGAGGACTTCTTCTCATGAGTAAGAAAAAAGACGAAAGCTTAAAACATTCTCCCGCCCGCCTGTATGAGTTCACACCAGATAAATCAATAGATACTAATAACATTATAGAGTTAGCACAGATCATCCGAGTAGGTGTTGGCGGTGACCTTCTCAAGAAACTATCACCAGAGTTACAGAAATACTTTAAAGAAGTTGCCTAACGAGATTGTTAGGTACAAAATAAGGAGAAACTTTCATGTCAGATATTTTTAATCAGTTGTTGGCTGAGACCGACAACGAATATGCTGGTATTGTCGATGATGGCGTAGCAGCAGGTGATGTGTCAGGATTTATTGGCACAGGTAGTTATGTTATGAATGCCTTGCTATCAGGTTCCATCTATGGTGGGCTTCCACAAAACAAGGTCACAGCATTAGCAGGTGAACCATCAGTTGGTAAGACCTTCTATGCTCTCAACATTGTTAAGCAGTTCCTAGAAGACAACAAAGATGGTTTCGTATTTTACTTTGAGTCCGAGTCCGCTATCTCTAAGCAGTTCATCACCGACCGTGGTATTGATGCTAAACGAGTTGGTATTGTTCCTGTCGCCACCGTTCAGGAGTTCCGCACACAGGCGGTAAAGATCCTCGACAAGTATCTTGAAGGTAAGGAGAAACCACCGATGGTTTTCGTCCTTGATAGTCTTGGCAATCTTTCTACAGATAAAGAGATGGCAGACATTGCCGATGGTAAAGACACAAGAGACATGACCCGAGCCCAGTTGGTGCGTGGTGCTTTCCGTGTTCTTACATTGAAACTAGGCAAGGCAAAGGTGCCATTGATTGTTACCAACCATGTTTATGATGTTGTCGGTTCCTATGTGCCTGTGAAGAAGATGGGTGGCGGTTCAGGATTAGAGTATGCGGCATCTACTATTGTCTTTCTATCTAAGAAAAAGGATAAAACACTGGACGACGAGGACGGCCGCACTGGCGCAGTCATCACCGCACATCTCAAGAAGTCTCGTATGACGGTAGAAGACCGCCGAGTTGAGACTTGGTTGAACTATCAGACAGGACTAGATAAGTATTATGGACTCCTTGACCTGGCAGTTAAGTATGGTATTGTTAAGAAGGTATCAAATAAGTATGAGTTTCCAGATGGATCAAAGGCCTTTGAAAGTCAGGTAAAGAAG